TTCAGTCATCGTCTTCTCCTTCATCTGGCATCAGGCAAGTAGCGATGCAGGCCAGCCGGCCTTCCAGTCTGGTGACGCGCTCAGCCAGCTCTGCTGTCCCAGCCGGCGCAGCCACTGGCGTCCAGCCTGCGCCATCCAGCCAGATCCACAGCGTGGCTGGCGTCACTGTCACTGACAGGTTGCCATGCTCCTGCTGAGTCGTATCGAGATCTGCCAGTGCTGCGAAGACTGGGATGTCTCCGACTGTCGCAATCGGCGTGGTCATGATGGTCCCCTGTCTTCGAGCAGCTGGCGTCTGCTGCGTGGCTGTCCTGGGCGCCTGTGCTTCACCAGCCCCAGATCTCCGATAGGCGCGACTCTAGCCCCAGCGAAGCACAGACGACAGACTGGCCAAGGGTGGGCCTTGCTGCCACGCAGGCTGCTGCCGTCATAGATGGAGACCAGACAGCGACCAGCACAGCTCGTGCACTCAGCCAGCACGTGGCCTGTGGCTCTGCCTATCCGCTCCATCTCTGAGTAGTCAGTCATGGCTGCCACCGTTCCAGTATCTGCGTCCATCGTCGTTCGTAGTACTGCTCCCACTGTTCAGCACTGGCGTCATCCTCCAGGCCTATCCAGTCACCTGCTTCCAGCCATTCCAAGTGGCGCTGATATAGGCCATCGGTCCACTCAAACTCACCCACTGTGGTTGCCTCTCTCTTGGGAAGGGAGTCTGTAAGAGTCTGGTCAAAACCCGACTCTCTAACCCTCTTGAAATCCAAGAGAGTAAGAGAGTCTCAATTCAATCAGACTCTTACTCACTCCCTTGGGCAGCAAGAGCGTCCAGCGCAGCCTGCTTGCTCATCGTCTTAGGGTATGACCACCACTTACCGTGATGGCGTAGAGCTCCACCAACAGACAGCCTGGCATCCTTGGCCTGCTGAGTACTGAAGCCGGCATCACCCATCTGGGCGATGTAATCGACTGATGGCAATGGGCCATCAGCAAGGATGTCTACAGCTGCAGCGTCCCTGTCCTTGCTGCGCGATGGCTTGTTGCCATTGCTGGCTGCGATTAGTTCACCCTGGCTGAAGCTGCGATCAGTCACCCACTGGACTGCTGCCACGTAGGCGATATCTCCACGATCATCGCGCTTGGGCTGGCCATCGGCATGCAGCAGCGACCTGCCCACCGTCCTGAAGCCCACAGGGCTGCTGCGTTTTGATCCATTCAGCTTGGCCACGCCCAACAGCACGATGTCTGTCTCTGTATCGTCTGCTGCCCTTTCATCCACCACCACCAGCACAGACCTGGCAGCTGCTGCAATCTGAGTACTGCCAGACAGCACGTCCAATGGATCACCTTGCTGCTTGCGTACATGGTGAATCATCAGCACTGTCAGATCATGCAGGCGCGCTGCGTCTGATAGAGCGTCCAGCACGCTGCGCACTTCACCCTTGTTGGCATCCTTGCCGGCGCTGTTGGTCAGCGCAGTAAGGGAGTCCACCACGATCAGGCGCGCACCCATCTTGGCCAGCGCTGTCACCCTGGCCAGTATCTGACCGGCGCTGTTGCTGTCCATCGTGGTCAGCAGCACGCGACCGGTAACAGCGCCAGCCACGATCAGGCGCCGCTCCCACTCCCTGTCATCATCCTCACCAGGCAGGCAGATCACAGCAGAGATGAAGGCGTCCAGCAGCCTGTCTCCGTTGGGCATCACTTCACCACGACTGGCCCTGGCCATCAGGTCAGCAATGACCACGCCCTTACCCACTCCTGGCTTGCCGGCAATGATGGCCAGCTCACCTGCTGGTAGCCAGCCACGCACGAGCAGGCGCGCCACGCCTGCCTGTGCTGCGTCAATCGTTCTGATGTTGACAGGCGCAGCAGCAGGCTGCGTGCCCACGCTGGTGGCCACATTGAACACAGGCCCAGCCACCCTGTCATGAATGGCTGCGAGCTCGGCAGGGCTCTTGGCCAGCGCCTTGCCGATGGCGTGGCGCGTCATCGCTGCGAACTCCGTGGTCCTGTGCTCACTGTGCAGCTCAGCCCTGCGCTGGTCATCGTGGACAGCGACCCACGCAGTACCCAGCGCCAGCAGCGCAGGCCTGGGCGCCAGCACGCCTGCAGCAGCATGCTCCATCGCCCAGGTCAGACAGTGCTGCATGCTGTCATGCCTGCTGTGCTGGCCTGCTACCTCTTTGGTGAAGTGCTCCACGATCACCGACAGGTAGCCAGGCGCATCCGCTCGCTGACAGGCAGCGTAGAAGCGCATGGTCTCTGCGTCACTCGCTGCCCTGGTGGCGCTGCCGATGACAGCAGCCCTGGACAGGTGCTGGACCCAGGCCCAGGGCAGGTCTGGGAGATCTTCCACAGCAGGTGGCACTGCTGCCGGCGCCTGCTCCATCTGGTCCCACCAGCCGTAGCGCCTGCCATCTGGGTGGGTGCTGGGCCACACAGCTGCATAGCGATGGCTGGGCTGGATGATGTCGATACCAGCCAGGCCAGTCACCCACCCCATCGCGGGTGGGACGCGATAGAAGCGGATGCCAGAGCCATCATTGCGCCCACTGTGAGAGATCCACGTCAGTGGCAGGTTGCCAAGCTCCAGCACCAGCGCGGCCAGCGTGTCGCTGCCACCGCGGTAGGCGTCCACGTCTATGCCGATGACATCGGCCGGCATGCGCAGCCCGATATTGCCAGCCCACAGGGCCTGCTCCACCTCCAGGCGTGTCATGTTCACCCCTGCAGCACCTGTCCTACCTGTGGGTGGTGGTCCTTTGGCGCCGGCTGGGAGCTCAAGCACTGGCCAGCCCTGATCCGCATACCTGGCTGCTGCTGTGGATAAGGTGTGCATCAAGCTCCGATCAGGGCCAGCAGTAACTACCCACCCCTTCTGGGGTGGGTAGTTCTGTCTCTCTGCAGAATCAGGCGCTAAACAGATCCAATGGCACGCTGGCAGGTGCTGGTGGCTGGTACTGCGCCGTATACAGCTTGGCAGGGAACCTACCAGGCTGCGCAACGCTGTCTCCTGTGTACTGGACAGCGAGCTGGCCACCGACATCTACAGCGCCGGCGCCGGCTGCTCGCACAGCAGCACCGATGGCAGACAACATGCTGTTGCCTGTGCCCTTGGCAGCCTTGAAATTGCCACCCTTGGCATACAGCTGCACGTTGTCACCACTGGCCTGCTCGATCGTAATCACCCACTGCATGCGCGGCGTGCCGTCGTCAAAGGCCAGCAGCTTGCCATTGATGTCTGTCTGCTGGCGCTCATTCATCGCCACGATGCGGCCAGCGTACTTATCACCGATCTCAGTGAACTTGGCAGATGGCGAGCTCTCCAGGTCGGAGAGCGGAAGGGAACTAGTCATGATGGAAACTCCTTGTTGATGATGGTGGTATTGGGAAACAGCTCCAGCAGCAGGCCCAGCATTTCTGGGAAGGGGATGCTGCAGCGCTTCTCCACGCCATCCAGCACTGCTGAGATGGCCTGGAAGTCTGCCGGCTGTGCCTGGCGCACAGATGGCAGTCCTGGTGGCCAGTAGGCCACAAGGTCTTGACGTGCCACAGGATCAGCGCCGATGACATCTACGCGCTGCTGCAGCAGGTCTCTGAGAAATTCTGGGTCTGGCGCCGGCTGTGGTGGCGCAGGCTCTGGGTGCAGCACCTGGTGCAGGCTGAGCTCCAGCTGCTGGGTCAGCTGGTCTGCCGGCACCAGTGGTGCAGCGATGCCATCGGCGCTGGCACGCCAGCCCCTGGTCCACATGCTGTGCTCGAAGGCTTCCCAGCCCCTGGCGATATCGACCAGGTACAGATCCAGCCTGCCTTCTCCAGCCGGCAGGTGCATCACCAGCGCTCTGGCCTGGTCCACTGCTGGCATCGGCAGGCGCTTGTCCTGGCTGCCGTTACGCGCACTGCCCTGGTGGTAGAGCGCATCTGCATGCGCATAGATGGCCAGCTGCACTGCGATCTGCAGCCACGAGTAATCCAGGGTGGTGCCAGTCTTCAGGTCTGCAATCATCGGCACGCCCTGCACAATGGCGATACGGTCGAAGGTGCCAGCCACCTGCCAATCATCCAGCACGCAGGTCTGCTCTATGTACTCGGGCAGCACCTGGACACCAGCTTCAGTCATCCCACCCAGATAGGCAGACAGGTCTGCTGCTGTCACATCCGAGACTGGCCCAATGTCCTTGCCGGCATCCACAGCAGCAGTGATGGTGTGCAGCGCTTCACCAATCTTGGCCCTGTCTCTGCTGCCGCCAGCCTCTTTGCACTCTTCCACCAGCGCCTTGGCCTGCGCCTTGCTGGCTGGGCTGTTGTACCAGGGGTCGCCCTGGGTCTCTGCGATCAGTGCTTCCCACTGGGCTCGCAGGCCTTTGCGTGTCATCAGCCCGACGATGGCCATCGTGGTCATCCAGTTGGCCAGGCCACCTTCAGCATCCAGTGTCTTCGCCACCGTGGTAGCACGCGTGTAGCCCAGTGGCTTGCCGCCAATGGGTGGCACCACCAGATACCTGCCCCACTGGTCTCTGCGTGTCTCTTCTGGGATGGGGATGCTGGCCACTGCTGCTCCTTTGTGCTCGTCCACAGCAGCAGCCACCAGGCCAGAGCCGTGGAACAGGTCGGTTACCTCGTCTGTCGCTGGGTCATACCCCAGCGCATCCAGCACCCAGCGCGTCCACTCGGCTGGCTTGGCGCCTGTGAAGCCCACCCTGGGTGCCTCTGCGGTCAGCACATTGGGCACGCTGCCGGCGCCGTTGCGGTTACTCCTGCGCCCTGGTGGTGGGTAGACGATGACGGCTTCCCACTTGCCGTGCAGACGATGGGCGCCAGGCTGTGCGTTTGGCTTCACCCACGCCATCAGCCTGCATTCTGGTGGCAGCTCACCATACGCAGCGATGCCATCAGGGGTGGTGGCGATGGCCCAGCCGTCGAAGCCTGCCACGAGCTCTTCCAGCAGCTGGCGATGTCTGGCAGGGTCATCCCACTGCGCAGCGTCTGGGTGATTGTCTGCCTGCTTGTCGCTGGCAGCCACAGGACTATCTGTGCTGTACCAGCGACTTGCGCGCCGCTTCTGGGCACCACCAGGCTGGCGCAGTGGTGGGTATGGCGGATCTGCGATAGCCAGCTTCACAGGTGCTCGTCCCTGTGCAGGGTCCAGATGCAGGCGCAGCGCGCCTTGCTGTCGTGAGTACAGGCATGGCCATCCCTGGTGGACTTGCGCCAGCCATGCACCACCACCAGCCAGCCGGCAGCCTTCAGGCGCAGCATCTTTGGCAGGTGGTCTTCATCGGTCATCTTCAGGATGCGGCTGGCCACATTGCCGGCGCTGGTGGTCTGGATGCCCATTGCCTCTGTGTCACGCACTGCGATCAGATCCAGCATGCCGAACAGATCCTTGCGCACTGCTCCATTGGGGCTTGGCACCCACCGCTCGCATACATCCACCATCCATCCTTCAGCGCGCAGGTGGCGCAGGCTCAGCTGTGTAGGGGTCATCGCCAGCCACCACCAAAGACCACGAAGGCCACCACCACAGCCAAGGTGGAGACAGCGAGCCAGACCAGAAACAGATGGGACTGCAGCGCAAACCACAGCAGGCTGATGGGGCTCACTCCATCATCCTGGCATCAGGGTTGCTGATGACGAGCTCACAGCGCAGGCGCCACTTGTCTGGGTCTGGCCTGTCGTACTTGATCCGCTCGCTGTGCAGCTTGTATGTCAGCGACCCAATCAGGCTGACTGTCAGCCTGCCGAAGTCCCCATCGCGCTCCACCTTGCAGCCGTACCAGCCACCGTCATAGCGGCGCTGTTCCCAGATCACAGTGTCCACGGAGACCACCCTGCAGCCTGATACAGCGCCAGCGCTGCACGGATGTTGGTCTGTGCGTCCAGCAGCTGGGCTGACGTGGCGATGCCCATTGCCACCAGCCACGAGCGATGGGCCTGCCAGTGGATCTGGAAGAGCCCATAACAGCAGCTGTTGCGCGCCCCTGGCTGCAGCCTGGATTCCCTGGTGGCGATGCGCACAGCTTCGTCTTCCGAGTCGTCTGGCCACGCTGCCCTAATCAGGCCCTCTACGTCCAGCACTGGTGGACTCAGCCGCACTGCCGGCAGGCTGGCCAAGGTCTGTGGCCCAGCGATGCCATCGACCACCAGGCCATTGGCGCGCTGCCAGTGGCGCAGCGCCCTGTCTGCCCTCGCTGGCGTATTCACCACGTAGCCCATCTGCGCCAGCCTGTCCAGTACGGTCAGAGCTTGCGCCACAGCCGGCGCCACCACTGCAGGTTGGCTGCCAGCCTGAGCCTGCAGGGTTCTGGGGACGGGCCAGAGTGTTCCCAGACTGGCAGCCACCACCAGTATGGCAGCGCGCCTCACTGCTCACCCCTGGAAGCCTGGAAGCGCTGCGCATTGTCTGACAGCTGGTCTGTCTCCCACCAATAAGGGCTGGGTCCACGGTACTTGGGCATGCCGTTGCCAACGTCCAGACCCAGGCCCAGGGCGATGGGGTAGAACTCATCATTGCTCATTGCGCACACGCGCAGGTGTGCTGCGTACACCTGGTCTGAGACTTCCAGCCCTCCCAGCTTCACTTCTTCACCACCACAGTGGGTTGCTGCTCCAGCTCCAGCAGCGGATCCTGTACCACGCTGAGATGCTTCATCCGCTGTGGCGAGACAGGTCGCTGGGCGCGCTGGTGCATGGTGCGGATCTTCATCATGCCGTGGGCAGTGACCACCACGATGGCTATCGCCAGGATTCCGATCAGGGCTGCGTTCACAGCTTCGCTGCTTGCTGGGCTTCTCGCGCTTCCAGCTCCAGCTGGTCAGCCTTGGCCCTGTACGCTGCCGCTTCTGCTTCCCTCCTGGCTGCAGTGCTGCGAAAGAGTGCAGCCCTGGCCAGCTTGGGGCCATAGCTGTCAGCAGCCTGTCTGGCTGCGCTGCGTATTGGTTTGGTGGGTAGTCGCTCCATAGAAGGTTGACGCTAGATCGCGTGGCGATATGTTGTCAAGCATGCTCACCACCTGCCCTACCTGCCACCAGCCCATTACCCCTGCCGGCACGCACCTGTCCCCACCTGTCCCCAAGGCTGCCACCATCTGTGATCTGATGTCCAAGGTGGACAGACTGTCTCAAGTGCTGGTCCACGACTGCGGCCCTTACTCAGAACACTGTCACTGCTTTGGCCAGGGTGACGTGGATGCCTATGAAGGCGCACGCGCTGAACTCAGGGCCGCGCTCAGCGTCTGAAGTACAGCAGCAAGAAGACCACCACCACCACCAGCAGCACAGCGCCTGTGGAGATGATGATGGCGCTGGCCATCACTCCACCCAGCGCCAGAACTCTGCGCCAGACCAGTCGTGGCGCCCATCACCTACCGGCAATGGTCCGACCAACGCGCAGTTGAAGAGCCCAGCGATGTCGCCCAGCTGCTCGAAATCGTGGCCCTTACGATGCGCTTCGCCACGATGGGCGCCCACCACCTGATCCACGATGGCAGACCCAGGGCCAGCCCAGGTGACAAACAGCGCCTGCCCCTGGCTGTCTGTCACTGCCAAGAATTGTGCGTCACTGTCGGACAGCACCAGCAGTCGTACTTGCATGTCATCGCCTTCCTGTGGTGGTGGCATATCAGCAGATCTCAGCCACGCCTCTTCGCGTACATCGTCCACTGACCAGGTGCCACTGCTATTGATGCCAGCAGGCTGCCACTGGCCCTGCACGGCATCCGCACGAGCTGGGTCTATCTTGCGATCCTTGGCATATTGGTGGTGGGTGCAGCAGTCGTCCACCTGCAGGCCGTAGAACTGCGCTAGCGCATTGTTCACCCTGAAGTAGGCATCAATCTGGACCTGTGGCCACTGCTGGCCAAGCCCATCGTTGGCAGCCTCTATGCCGATGGCGTGGGTATTCATCTGATCCATCGGCACCACCCCACGAGACATCATCTGTGGTTCACCCTTACCATTGGTATTGGTGGCGCCGGCAGCACAGACCCATACGCTGCCATCCCTGGCCAGATACAGGTTGGCCACAGGCGCATCTGGACAGCCGTAACAGATGTAGCTGACATCATTCTCTGCGTAAGTGTCGCTGGCTGTGTGATGCCACATGATGCACCAGGGCCTGTCACCGTCGAAGCCACCACTGCTGCGAGCTCGCTCCTGCCAGCCGTCTACCTCCACCACCAGCAGGCCGGCAGCCAGCAGCACGTCTGCGAGCTCCAGCAGGTATCTGTCACCCATTGGTCAACCGCTCGCGCAGCTTGCCGATGTCGTACAGGATGCGCCCCACCCTGGCCGGCAGGTCATCACGGTGCTCTATCAGCCAGGCAATGCGCTGGCCCAGGATGCGCAGCTGCTCATCTGGTGGGTCAGTCGCGTCCCAGGTGTCATCTGGGTCGTAGTCGCCAAAGGTGGTCATACGCGCTCACCACGGAAATAGCAGGGTAGCTGCTGGGGTGGAAGCCCACTGAAGCGAGCACCAGCGCCACTACTGACCCAGGCGCGCACGCTGTAGGTGTGGCTGCCGGCAGTTGGCACGATGCGGCGCCGCAGCGTCATGCCCTTAATCAGGGACCCTGCTACCACTGGTGCTTCTTGTGACCAGAAGCCCAGATCAGTAGAGCCATCCCACAGGGTTACTACCGCATAGTGCGCAGTGGTGGGCATTGTCAGCATGACTTGAGTGCAGGCAAACTCCAGCATGATTGGTCGTCCGTCATAGACGACAGCCGGCGCAGCCAGGATCTGCTGGGCGCCAGCTTGCGTGGTCGCTGTGATCGTGGTCTCCACGATCATCTGTGAATAGAACAGCTCTTGCTCAGTGACGTAGTGGGTAATCTGCTGCGCCCAGTCGGACTTCACGCCAGACCCAGGCGCGGGCACATTGGAGAACGGGCCAATGGCGATGGGTGGATTGGTGGCCATCAGTACCCCTGCGGCCCGACTAGAGCGTCTATGCGGCTATGTGATGCGTACACCTGGCAGGTGAACGCGGCGGACGGGGTAACCCAGATGGCAACCTCCACAGCGCGGCCAGTCGGTATCGACACATTGCCGGCAGATGGCGCAGCATTGTGGACATGGAACGGGACACTTGGCGGATTGGCATCCGAGCGTGCATCCACAAAAACGCTGGTCTGGGTGACGCCATCCACAGCCAGATCCACCGTCGCTGTGTTGCCGACAACGAGATCCACGCGCTGGGTGATGTGCAGGGTGGCGCGGCGCGGCGCTGGGTCAGCTGGGATGTTGAACGCAGCGACCTTGCGCGGCGCCGTATCAGCGAATGACCAGTCAGAGCCGAGAGCGTGGCCTGTCCATGGCGTCTGCTGGGACCAGCCGCCAGCCACCTTGCGCCACAGCACACCGTTGTCAGTCTGCACAGCGAAAGCACCCACAGCTGCTGCTGCCCAGGCCACCAGGGAAGCTTTGCTGGCAAACCTGTGGACCACGTAGCCAGTCACGTCTTGTGCCCACTGCGCAGCGATCTGGCTGCCAGGCACTGGGACATTGGTCAAGCTGCCTACCGTGATGGGTGGCACCACTGCCTGTGGGGTGGCCAGGCCCAGTCGCTGCTCCAGCAGCGCCAGGCGCTCCTCCACCGACAGCAATTCGAGCTGGCTCACGCGTATCCCCACACGGCGCCCACAGTATCCCAGACGTAGGGATCTCCTGCAGGGTTCCAGAACAGCATCCCGTTAGAGCCGACAGCCTTGCTGGTGGCCACACTCAGCACCCAGTTGCCAAAGGGGACGATGCTGTGACTGAGTGCCACGATGACCACATTCATATCCAGCCTGGCTGTCAGCCCATCTGCTGCCCTGTAGTTGTGCAAGAAGCGCAGCAGGTCGAACAAGCGCCACTCTACGGCCCTGTGCAGGTCTGGCTGGTCTGGGTCGTATAGGTACAGGTCGAAGCCATCCACTGTCACCCTGGCGCCGCTCTGCGCTGTCAGCAGGAAGGCTGCCAGGCTGTCGCCTTCCACCTGGGTAGTCCACTGCTGGTCTGTCTCTGTGTAGACGAACTGGCCAATGGCACCAGGCAGGGATTGGGCGCGCAGGTGAGCGACATTCTCCAGGATCACTGTGTCTGCCACGCTGTCATCGTTGGTGGACAGCACTGCGTCCCAGACCACCACGTCAGCTGTGCAGACGTTGGCGCCGGCCACTGGCAGCGCTGTCTGGTCCTGCCTGCCGTTGCGCCAGTTGCGTCGCACGCTGCGCAGCGTGCCATCTGAGTCCACGAACAGGGCGCCACCATCAGAGCTGGCTACTACCTGCATCTCTTCCAGTGGTGCGCGTTCTGTCTGCTGCGCTGTCAGCGTCACGTCACCGACAGCGAAGCTATTCGGGATGGCGCCCTTGCCGGCAGCAGCCAGGATGGCTGTCTGGCGTGGCCCAGGGTTCTGGCCATTGGCGCCAGGGGTATACGTGCCGATCGGCTGGGCCAGCTGGGCGAAGGCGTCGAAGGCTTCTACCTCCACCAGGTCTCCAATCTCATCCCAGCGCGTAATGGTGCCACGGAAGATCCACCACTCCTGGCCATTGTGGTAGCGCGCCCAGATGGCGAGCTCGTGGCCAGGGCCACGCCCCACCATGGCGCCATCGCTGGAGTACTGAGCCCACTGGCCGGCGCTGTTGTCCAGCTGGATGATGGCAGTACCGGCAGGGAATAGGCCATGGTCGTCTGGTGGCCCAGTGCTGGTCTCTATGCCCTGGGTGGAGCAGGTGGCATCCACAAAGCCTTCCACCACATCCATATCCCATTCCAGGGTGGGAGCAGTCACGCTGTCACACTGAAGGTTGTCCCGATATCCACTGCTCCGTTAGTGGATCCCTGGTGATAGATCTCACCTGCAGTCGTAATGGCGATCGGACCATTAGCCGATTGAACCTGTCCAGGTGGCCGGAAACCCACAGGCAGAACGCAGATGATCGTGCCGACTGTCCCAGACTTTGCCATACCGCGTAGGCGAACCACATCGCCCTCCTTGCGATATTGGAGCACCTGCTGTGATCCACCAAAGTTCACCCAGCCATTCTGAAACGTGACAGCAGTCCACGCTGTTGGCGCTGCTGCTGCCAGGGTGGTGGTCACAGCATCCACCCAGACTTCATCTATCACATCATTGGTTGCCAGGTTCGCTGGTAGTGCCATCGTCTACTCCTGCCCTACTCGCGCATAGCCCACCATGGCAGTGCCCACCCTGGCGCTGCCACCCACGCCATCGGCATCGTAGACCAAGTCTGGGTCATCCCACTCAGCCACAGTCTGGGGCCCGGCGATGGCCACCACAGGGCGCATCACCATCTGCGCCAGCCGCAGGTCATCGTCCAGGGCGATGGGTGGAGTGGGCCTGTCAGCGACGCGCATACTGCACAGTCCCTGAAGGGTTGCCGTAGCGCCTGCCGTTGCGCCTGGTGGACAGGCCCATAGCCCTGGCGATATCGCCATGCCTGGCGCCCCTGGGCAGGTTGACGTTGACTGTCTGGGTGGCGCTGGCGCCGGCTGCAGACTTGCCGCTAGGGGTCAGCCTGTCTATCCACGCCTGCAGCCCACCCTGAGCAGCAGCAATCTGGCCCTTCAGCTTCTCCTGATTGATGACAGCAGTGATGGATACCGGATTCTGTGCATACCAAGAGTCCACGTCTTTCTTAGCGCCTTGCAGGTCACCTGCTTGGACCTTGGCCAGGGTCTGGGCGATGACTACAGGGTTCTGCTTGGTGAACTCGGCAGCAGCCAGCACGTCGTCTTCGATACCGCGGATCTCTTCGCGAGTGTTGCCTACGCCCATCAGCGTATTGGCCATGGCCTGGTTGATGTCAGTGTCAAAGTCTTCTGCAGCGCGCTGGATATCCAGCATCCCAGACATCGTGTCCAGCGCCTTGGTCAGATCGTCGTTCTTCTCTTTGGCTTCCTTGGCGGACTTCGCCACCCCATCCAGGCTCAGTGCAGTGTTATCCAGCGCGCCCTGCACAGCATCCTGGATGGCCTGCGCATCCTTCTGCTTCTGGGTGAGATCTGCATACTCATCGCGGTAATCAATCAGGCCCTGTGTGCCATCCTGCAGCGCCTTCAGCTGTGCAGCGAGCTGGCTCTCTTCTGCCGATGGGACAGCACCTTGGGCCTGGGTGACTGTATGCAGCTTGTTGTAAGCATCGCGTATCTCATCAATCTGCCTGGCATTCTCTTCCAGCTTGCTGTTGGCCGTCTTTGCTGCATTACCGCTGTTGGCGATGCCATCCACGAGCTCATCAGTGGACAGGCCAGCCTTGTGGCCCTTGTCGATGATGTCCCCATACAGCTCAATCCATTTTTCTGCAGCCTTGTCAAACTCGCCCTTCTTCAGGGCATCGTTCAGGTCTTCTTGGACCTTCAGGTGCTCTGCAGCCTTCTTCTTGGCCTCCTCCTGCTTCTGCTTGAAGATGGTCCACACTGCAGCAGCTGCCGCCACAGCGAAACCGATACCGCTGATGGCGCTGGCCATCTTCGCTGCATCCAGGCCCACGCTGCCGGCCACCTTCTCGCCAATGTCGGCCAAGCCGTCGAAGACTCCACCAAAGTCTGACGCTGCGCCACTGGCGTCACCCAATGGGCCAGTGAGATCTGAGACCTGATTGCCGGCCAGGCGTGGCCCACCAGTATCACCGATCTTGTCCAGGTGCTTCTTGGCATCGTCTGCCTTCTCACCGGTCTCTTTCAGCTTGGCCTGGGCCTGCTCCAGCTCGCCACGCATCTGGGCAGTGTCAGCAGCAAATTCTGCGATCCAGGGGCTTCTGTCCTGCAGCTCCTGGGCGATGCCCTCAGCCTTGTCTACCTCCGACTCCAGCTGGCTGGCATCGCCAGCAATCTCTACGACAGGCTCAGCATCTTCCAGCTTGCCGGCATCCTTCAAGGCTTCATCAGCGCCCTTGCTGTCATAGGTGGTCTTAATCGGGATGTTGATGGGCTCACTGGCCATTACTGCACCACCTTGACGGCATCGTGCACTGCCTGGATGAAGACCTGTGGCACTTCGCGCTCAGCACGAGCTCGCACCTTGGTCCACGCCCCACGCCCTGAAACCCTGCCCTTGCGCCTGATCTGGCCACGTACAGGATGGGCGAAGCCAGCACCGTACATGTAGCGGCTAGAGCCCTGGCGCGGCTTGCGTTTGGGGATGCTGTAGCCACCCCTGGTGCCACTGGTCTTCCAGACCCAGAAGCCTGTAGGCGTACCGAATACGGTGGCGCCAACAGTGGTCTGGTTTGTCTTGTCGTAGTGGGTGACAGCGCCCAGGTTGTAGCGCCTGTGCCTGCCACTGCGATTGATGGTCACACTGCCACCGTTCTGCTTGGCGATGTCCTCCACCAGCTCTGCAGCTTCCACGATCACGGCTTCTGGAATCTTGGCCAGGTCATCCAGCACCTGCCTGAGCTTGGCTGTCTGGTCAGCCACTACGCGACTGCGTAATCAGCCGGCGCCTCTGCTGCGAGCACTGCGCCACCAGCGCCAGAGCCCAGCACGATGATGCTGGTGGTGGCATCTCCGAATTCGATATCAGGGCGCCTGGTCAGTGGCAGCGCCACGGTGGCCACCAAGGTGGTGCGCGCATCGCCACCGATCAGACCGGCAGACAGTCGCACCCTGCCGATCATCCTGGGTGGCTCGCCATCGTTCAGCCCAAAGTAGGCGTATGCCTCTTCTGTGTCATGCGCGTATAGGTACGCGTTCAGGCCAGCAGCCACGTTGGGATCCTGCAAGAAGGTGAGATCCAGAGTGAAGGTGGTCTCTCCAGGGGTAGGGATGGACTTGGCCGGCTTGCAGAAGGTTGCTGGGATGTCGCTGGTAGTGGTATTGGCCGATGGCGTCAGCGCGCCAGATGTCGTCTGGCAGGTCCAGCTGGCGCTGCCAGCGTCATAGTCAGCCAGCGCTACAGCGTCCACAGCCTTGCCGGCAGGCGCCTGCCAGCTGTCCAGGTAACCGACAGCAGCAGTGTCCACCACCATCAGGCCGACTTCGCCCTCTTCGATCATGAATACGACAGGATCACTCATGCTGATATCAGCTCCTTCTTGATTGGCGTGGCCTGTGGTGGCAGGCACATAGTTACTGCTGCGATGTTCTCTTCCACTGTGACCACCAGCGCAGTAGTTGATACTCCGCCGATGTCCAGCACGGTGAAGTCTGCGAACAGTGGGCGAAACCTGGCGCGCACCACAGCGTCATAGATCTGGCTGGACAGCTCATCCAGCACTGCCTGGTCATCGTCGCTGTCTGTCGCTGCCACAATGCGCCAGTTGAGTGCGACCACAGCAGCGCCATTGACATTGGTGGAGCTCCAGCTGTGGCGCTCTATCCAGATGGTGGGCGCCACCACCTGCTTGGGTACGTACTGGGACACTCGCCCCAGTGGCAACAGCGAAGCGAGTGCCCCAGCAAGCCTGGCGCGGCTATCGGTGATCTTGTCAGCCATCTAGGCCACCCCAAACTGCAATTTCAGTGGCAGCAGGATCTTCATCACGCCACGCAACGGATCTGTGGAGATGCGCACCACTGCTTCATCAGGTGACCACGAATTCAGCACCCCAAAGGGCGCATCCTTCCGGCGATACAGCTCGATCGTGCAATTAGTCATCGCTGTCTGAATCAGTGGATGCATCGGTGGCGCATCAGGTAGCGGCTGGTCATCTCTGTCCAGGTAGGTCTCCACTAGGGCTGCAGCAGCTGGGATGAGCGCAGCGATACGGTCGCTGTCATCGTCTGAGGCTGGCAGGCGCAGCACGTCCAGCACATCAGTCAGCACCTGATCTTCATCCACCCACGCTGGTACAGCCACAGCGCCTGCCTACTCTTCTGGGTCGCTGGGCTGCTGTGGTTCTGTCTTGGTCTCTGGGTCTGGCAGTGGTGGATTCTCTGCCTCTGTCCAGATTGGGTCCAGGCCCACGCATTCTCTGTTGGGATCATCAAAGATGGTCATGGCGTCTTGGTCACCTTGACAATGCCTGTCGGCTCAAGCACCACAGCGTCAAAGTCACCCGCGTAACCCACCTGCACGCCCCAGACGCTGGGCTCATTCACCTGCATATTGCCGTAGACGTATTCAAACGTCTTGGCAGCCTCAGTGGAGTAGACGAGGATCTGGCCGGTATCCAGGCCTGCCGACATGATGACGGTAAGGCCTGCGATGTTGCCCTGGTCGCCCTGGCCCATCGGCAGCTGGAAGCCACCGCTGTAGGCGTTCGTGGGGTTGACAGGTGGGAAGATGGGACCAATGAGACCCAGCATGTCTGGTGAGACAGCAACCACTGTCTGCCCCAGGCCCTTGGTTGCCGCGAAGACCTGGCCTGCTGCAGTCCAGATGGCGCCGGCCACGACCGATGGCGTAGCTGGGCCTGTCGGGATCACAGGGCCTGCAGTCGCAGCAGCCCACAGCACATCTGCAGTCTCTTCCTCTGTCTCAATCGCGTACTGGCCAGCCAGGTCATTGATAACCATGTCCAAGATGGCCGGCTGGCTGCGATTAATGTCCTGCTTGGAAACGTTGACGTAACCACCAAAGGTGTCAGCACCCAATGGCGTCTTGGTAATGAGCATCTTCCGGCTGGCCAGCTCTGTCTTCTCACCGGCTTGCTTGGCTACTGAAGTGTGCTGGGTCACCCTGGCGTAGGCCCACGCTCCAGAGCCCAGGTCGGTGGGACCAAGAGTATTCGTCAAGGGCCTAGCGATGCTGATGTAGTTGACGATGGGCGCCACGATGGACTCAGGGATCAGCCCAGGGTTGTCTGCCGTGGTCTGGTGGGCTGCAGCGCGGTGGAAGAGCTCCTGCCGGCGCTGGGCTTCAGCCAGGCCCTGGCTGGCCAGCCACAGATCTGCCACGTAGGCACCAGCTGAGCGGTACTCCACCGGCTTGCCCTGCTGTGGGTCACGCGCTGTGGCATACATGCCCACGAGCTCCTGTGTGCGCGCTCGCGACTCGATAGCGATGCGAGCGCCCTCGCGCAGTGGTTCCATCTGGCTGGCGATCTCCTGCATGCGGTCGCGTGCACGCTTGAAGAGATCCATCTCAGCAGTAGTGAGATCTCGCCCAGCACTCTCAGCAGCTTCCACCAAGCCATTGGCGAAGGTCTGGCGCTCTTCGAGCTCAGATTGGAAACGGGACAGCATGGCATCAGTTGCGGACATAGCTAGAGCTCCTTCAAGACGTAGTGATCTTGGGTGCTCGTCAGTCCCCCGCTACAGCTGTCCAGGGCCCTGCCCTGTCTTCATCAGCCGGTAGTTTCGTCTGAGCCCTTACGCAGACAGTCTTGCCTAACGCAGTGGCTGGGTCAAGTGGTCATAGCTCTGTTGCAGCTGCCACAGCCGGAGCTCATCCAGGTTCGGTGTCGCCACCGTGGGCGCTGGGTGGTGCTCAGCAGCAGAACGCATCGCCAGCACCTTGGCGCCTGCATAGGCAGGCTCTGGAACCATGGCGATGGAATCCAGCCAGCACTTCTCCAGCCGGCGCGTCGCCTTGTCTACCCATCGCTCAGCCAGACAGGCAAAGGTGGCGCTGGCGCCCAGGTCATCATCTTCTGCCATCGCCAGGGTCTCGTCCCCTTCAGCATTACGGAAGATGTGAACCTCTGCCACCAGCCCTTCTTCGCGTGATGGGTGGAAGGTGACAGCCCTGCCCACTCTCCTGTCCCTGTCGTGGTCCCTATCGACCAGCACCCTGCCTGGCCGGCGCTCTATGCCTGCATAGGCGCCACGACTGCACAGCTCCTTGACCAGCCTGCCACGATACTCCACCGTGGCTTCCTGCTCGTAAGGCATCACTATCAGGTCGATCATCCGCTGTGGGTAGTTGACTTCCACCACCTGCGCGGACCTGTGCTCCAGCTCTTTCATGCCAGTACCCCTGTCTTGCCAAACCGCTCCACTGCTCTGACTTCTTCCACTGTCATGATCTGTTTGTCCACCAAGATGGCCCAGGTCTGGGCGCGCTCCAGTGGGCCTGGTCGCACGTATTCGTCCCGATTCACTTCCAGCTGGGTGCCACGAGGAGTGAGCCAGTTGGCCAGCGATGCCAGCAGCCTGTCTGCCTTTGGCTTCAGACCAGCGCGCCAGTGGTAGTCAAACAGACTGGTTACGTTGCTGTAGGTCATGCTGTCACCACCTGTCGGCAGGCCCAGCAAGAACGGTGGCACACCGAGTAGCACAGCCAGCCTTGCCTCTTCGTAGCCTTCCAGCTCCACCATCGCTGTCTGCAGCGGATTGATGCCAGTGGCTTCCCACTGCACTCCACCAGACAGCACTGCCGGCAGGCCCAGCCGCGTCATGCGCGACTCCACCCACGCATCCAGCAGGTCATTGGACTGCTTCCTGGTCAGCTCTTCTGGGTGGGTGAGGATGCTGGGGGGGATGCCACCAGACATTGCAAACTCTGTCGCATAGCGCGCCAGCACTGCTGCAGCAATCATCCTCGTGCGTCCCACTTCCAGTGGGCCGATACCACGTGCCTGGGTAGGGCTGATCTTGTAGGGGATATGCAGCACGTCTGCTGGATTCAGCACAGCGCCATTGATCGAAAACTGGCGCCTGTGATTACTGTCGAATTCAATCTCCACAGCCCAGGGCTCTGCACAGAAGAAACGCGCCGGCAGGTTGTTGCTGTAACGGCTGGTGCAGATGATGATGGCTTCACCCATCTGGAAGTCCCAGAACAGTTGCCTGGCAAAGTCCTGCCAGCAGTTGTAGACCTCTGGCTGAGGGTTGGATATCCAGTCGCTGGGCAGGCCTGCTGCAGCGCCCACCAGGTACGGTGGCATGCTGGCGAAGACGCTGCTGTTGAGATCCAGCGCAGCCCAGGCGGTATCACTGAGGATGGCTGCCTGATTGCCCCACAGTGGCACGTCCCACTCAGCTGGATAGCCAGCCCAGCGACTCGGGACGATGCGAGCTCGCCCACCACCAGAGCCAGGCTCTGTGATGACCTCCACGCCATTGGGATCACCAGGCCTGGCCACGTCATCGCCCACTGTCGCTGGTGGGACAGTCGCTGGGTCATTGCCGTTAGGCAGGGTGCCAGACGTAGTAGGCCGTAGGCTGCGCTTCTCCCAGAACACTAGGGCGCCACGGTAGCACTAATGGATGGCTGGCTGCTTGGTGGGCGCCAGCGCTGCCTGGATGCACCACGCTGCAGCGCGCAGCAGGTCTGTGCGCTGACCAGACAGCACCAGCAGGCTGCCATCTGTCGCCCTGGTCACCCTGGCCGGCAGCACCTGCTCATCCAGGTCCCCAGGTTCATGCACCACCTGGCGCTGCGCCACGAGCTGGCGCAGCAGTGGCAGCGCAGTGCGCGTTTCTTTGGTCCCAGCCCTGCGCGCATGCAGATCTGGTGGGCAGTTGCCATGCAGGCTGGCGCCCACCAGCAGCTTGTAGCCAGGGTGGGTGGAAGTCAGCAGGCGCACATCTGCCACTGCTGCTTCCCAGGTGTCACACAGCCAGCCATCCACGCCGGCGCGGCCATCGTCTTGGATGACCACTGCAGCCACTGCAGCGCCGGCGCCACCGTAGTCTTCCAGGCCCACCCACAGCTTGCCCTCAGAAGCCTCTACAGAGCCGTAGGACGCGTGCCAGGCGTCTTGGTCTACCAACAGCTCACCCTTCAGGTTTGCAGCGTCCAGCGACAACGTAGGCCACTGATTCAGCCACTGCGCCCTGAATGCCTCGATGGGATCTGTCTCGTCTTCGTCTTCTGCGTGGCCTTCCTTGGCAGCCTGCAATCTGTTGGCGATGACCTTGGCCCTGCGATCGGTCCAGTGGGGTGACGCCAGGCGCCAGCCGGCCTGGTCATCCAGCGCCAGGCTGCGTGGAGTGCTCCACTCCACCAGCAGGCTGTCTCCTGGCTCTGCGAGCTCGCCCAGGGCGATGCCACGCCGATTGACCATCAGCGCAGTAGCGCGCCTGTGCGCTGTCGATATCAGCAGCAGCTGTGGCTGGCTTCGCTCAAGCATCGTTGGGACCAGGCCCTCTTCGATACTCAGTGGTGGCACCTTCCAGGCTTCGTCCACGCCGGCCAGGCTGGCGCTGTAGCCGTACACGCTGTCCTTGGCACGCAAGATCCAGCGCGATCCATCGGCCAGGTGCTCGATCTCCTCCTGCCCATTGACCTCGCGCACTTTGTAGATCAGTGGCAGCGCCTTGGCCCACAGGCGCGCAGGGCGCTGCACTTCCTTGCAGATAGACAGGTCTCGCCCCGTGTGCAGCACCAGCTGTGGCTCACCGAACAGATCAGCCTGGTGCATCCGCCACAGGCACAGCTCGCGCAGCAACCACGACTTGCCCAGCTGGCGTGCCATCGTCAGCACGGCAGTGTCCCAGACCAGCAGCCCTTCTGCGTCTACCTCCAGCAGGCGCACTGCTACCAGGCGCTGCCACCAGCGCAGCTCCTTGCCTGTGCGCTCCAGCGTCCACGCTGCAAAGGCTTCGCCATACGTGCCGACAGCGCGAGCATGCGGCGCAGACATCAGACGTGGCCACACTGCATCGTCTGGCACATCGCGCAGGTCATCCAGCCAGGGCACGTCCCAGATGGGGTCACCGACAGCGAAGCCATCAGGCTCTGGTGGTCGCTCCTTGGGTGGCCTACTGCCCTGCAGGCTGACGCCCTGGGATCTGTTGCAGGCCATGCACGCTGGCACCAGCACACAGCAGGTGGTCCCTTCAATGTGACGATGCAGCGCCACAGGTGGCTGGTGGTCAGCTTCTGTTGCCGGCTGGCCACAGTAGACACACGCTGGATTGGATTCCAGCAGGGCTGCACGAGCTCTGCGATATCCAGCCGTATATGGCCACTTTGGCACGTTTATGCACTCCCTTTGCATGATTCTTGCATGATCGCTCGAGTTTTCACCACTCTCTGTGGTCGCCCATCATCCCTGCTAGGGGGGCAGGGAGGGGCC